GGTGCTGGTATCTGTTGCCGTCACCGCGTCAATGTAATCCAGCACAGCGTTAAGCCGGGTTGTTTCTGCCTGCGTCAGTTTCCGCCCGGCCTGTAATTTCAGCTGAATCAGACTGATGGAAGCCATAGCAGCATCAATCAGAGACTGGCGCTGTACTTCTGCTGCATCTACTGCGGCGCTATGCTGTGCCTCGGTATCTGTTACCCATTTCTCACCATCCCATTTATCGTATGGCGTTAATGGGGCAAAAGTGGTCGTATTTTCAGGGTAATCCCCCGGCACAGTAATTTCTTTTGATTCCCCCGTTTCGATGCCATAGACAATTTCACCGCGATGGTCTGGCACATATTCCCATGAGTTAAAATCTGCAGAACGGCAGATTGCATAACCAGCTTTGTATGCGCCTGGAGCATCTAAACAGGAACATGCCGGAATGCCGACACCAACGGCAAGATATTCAGTCGATATGGAAATATATTCCCGTGTTTCACCATCATAATTATAGACAGTAATATTCCCCGCCTTCGTGGCAATAAACTCGCTATTTAATACAGTGCTATCCATTATGCAGCCCTCACAATGTAGTTAAATGCGATGTTGCGTGGACGGACACCGAAATAAGAAGTAACACCATTCATTGTCAAATTTCCAGAGCCAAAAGCGGTAAAACCAGAACCAGCATTAACTGCCGAATCCGCGTTTCTGACAAAGTTTTTGGGAGGTGAACCGGAAACACCAGCCGAAATATCATCAGCATTACCGCCATTGCCGTGGTGGTTAGTTATCTTTGTTTCCGCCTGCGCCGTCAATAAACCTCGTCCAGAGTCAACCCCGCGCCCGTCATCCCAGCCGCGAATAAACTCACCACGTAAATCAGGCAATTTATTTGTCGGATAAGCCTTTGCCAGTTCCGGGTATTCTTCAGCAGAAAAAGCCGCGCCGTTGCATTTCAGCCAGCCTGTTGGCGGAGTGGCGGAAGGCCATGGAACAGGGACACCAACGGGTAATGCAGAGCCTTCTCCCAAACCAAGGTATGCGAGAAGACCAGCTACATCCTTTCCACTCAAATTGGTAAGCGTATTGTCCAGCGGTTGTTTACCTGCCAGCGCATTAAGCATTGTCGTGGCAAAGTTCGGATCATTCCCCAGTGCCGCCGCCAGTTCGTTCAGTGTATCCAGTGCCGCAGGTGCAGAACCCACCATTGCTGCAATCGCTGATTTCACAAAAGCTGTAGTGGCAATCTGTGTATTGTTGACCGACTGTGCCGCAGTAGGTGCTGTTGGCGTTCCGGTGAGTGCCGGACTCGACAGCGGTGCTTTTAGTGCCAGCGCATTGTTAATGGTGGTACTGAATTTCGGGTCATTGTTAATGGCTGCGGCAATTTCTTTCAGTGTGTCCAGCGTGGCTGGCGCACCGTTAATCAGAGCAGTAATAGCGGCCTGAACAAACTCAGTGGTCGCAATCCGCGTGGTGTTATTTCCTGCTGCAGGCGTCGGCGCTTTTGGTTCTCCGGTAAATGTCGGATTATGTTTCTGCGCATACTGGGTATGAGGATCTTGTGCGGCAATGTGGTTTCTCATCTGGTCATCCACATACAGCTTTAATTCCAGGACTTCATCATCCACGTATTTACGGGTTGCCAGCACTACAGCAGGGTCGATTTTCAGGGTGATATTGTCCGTACTGCTGGTAATCAGCACCATGCGCACGGTCTGGGTGCGCCCGCTGCCTTCAGCCAGTTGCGGCTTATAGCTTTCCGGGCAGTTGCCCACGGCAATCAATGCCCCGGACTCATCAAACAGGCCCACTTCACGTATCCACCAACCGCCCTCGTTTTCAGGGATCACCTGTTCAGCAATAATCTGGCTGCTGTTCTGCGGGTCGATATAAAGCATATTCAGCGCAGCCCGGCGTTTCTCATTTACCAGTGCCGTCTGCTTTGCGTCCGGAGTTGGCAATACTCCGCCGCCATCGCCCACCGCCATATGGGTAATTTTTAGCGGCACACCGAGCGCGGCGGCGCTGGCAAGTTTCGCCGCGCCAATATCCGTCAGCAGGGTATAAAATTTTGTGCTCATGGATTCACTCTCATTGTGTCAATAACATGGACCGCCCCGCCTTCATGCGCGGTGCCACCGGAAATAATCGTTTCGTTGATATACGGATAGATCGTGATTTCTTCGCCAAGATAGCTGGCAACCCCCATCCAATGTGGGCCGCTGGTCTGCAGATTGATGGACATGCCGATCATGTGACGGCTACATGGTTTGGCATCACTTATCAGCCTCTCAAGTTCCAGATAGGTATCTTCAGTGATGCCCTGGTCCTGCACGCCGATATCCAGGCGAAACGTTCCCGGTGCTTCTCCGGTCTGCCACCATTCAATAATGCGGATCAGGAAGCCGAACGGCTCCACCACCCGCCGCACAGCACTGGTGGTTCCTTTATGCTGATGTATATAAAAAGCATCCTTCACCACCTGGCGTTTGACGCTTTCTGTCCAGCTCTCGTCCCAGCGATCCACAGAGAACGCCCAGGCGAGATAAGGCAGGAAACTGACTGGACAGGTTGCCGGATTCCACAAGTCACGCAGCGGCACCTGCAAATCAGAAATCCCGCTGCACGCTTGCGCCAGTCGGCGCTCCAGTGGCGTTGAACCCGGTGGCAGCAGACTATTCATCAGTTCCCCCGTTGGTTACGCTCCACTGCGTACATGATGCCGCCTGCGTTTTGTTCAGGACCACATCCGCCAGCGGCGAAGCCAGTTCCACACGCTGCACACCTTCAACATGCAACGCGGCAAAGATGGCGCTACGGCGAATATCCCGACCAAGCCGCGTCTGACTGGCGATGTACTTCTGCAGGCTGGCTTTTGCCGCTGCCATTACCGGCTCTGCTTCTGGTCCCGGATAGAGAAAAATGGTGGCTTCCACGCGGTACGGGATGATTTCTGCACTGCGAACCGTCAGACGGTCAGCCACCGGGCGGACGTTCTCACTGTTCAGAGCTTTTTCCACCACGTCCAGCAGGTCTTTTTCTGCAGTTCCATCGCCTTCGCGGCTAAGGACAGTCAGCACCACCTCTGCAGGTGCCGGGCTGGTTGCACTGGCATCCGCCACCCGACCGTCGGCGCTTCGGGCATGAAATTCATAAGCTGCAGTTGGCCCCGCAACTGAAAGCCCTTCAAAGGCTGCAGGCACACGCAGGCGTAACGCTTCATCGCTTTCCATCACAGCTGCAACGGGCGGCACAGCGTCATTATCAGCAGGCGTCACCGTCAGGCGTTTCACGTTGTAGTTGGCAGCGAGCTGGTCAAGATCGCTGCCCATCGCGTAAGCCACCATCACAGCCTGCGCGGCTTCGTTAATGCGCTGGCGCAGAAGCAACTCACGGTAAGCGTTCTCCTGCAGCAATTTGGTGACGGGTTCAGATTCCAGTTCCAGCGTGCGGATCACTGCTTCCTGCTCATCTTTCGGATGAAGCGCCACAAATTCTGCCTTGCGTTCGGCAAGCAGCGTCTCAAAGTCCGGCACATCCACAATCTGCGGCGCAGGCAACTGCGAAAGGTCAATCACTGCCATTCTCTGCTCCTGTTGATACGGAAAGGGAAACAGGCACACCGTTATTACGCCGCCCGGTCAGCTCCACCACCATTGAACCGTCAAAATTGCTGTTGATGGTGATGGAATCCAGCGTCAGCCGTGGCTCCCAGCGACTCAGCGCCACATACACTGCCGACATGACCTGCAGGCGTAATGCCGGATTTTGTGGCTGGTCTATCAGTGTCGACAGCAGGGAACCATATTCACGACGGGCAATGCGGCTACCCTGCGGTGTCAGTAGAATGTCCCGCACCGACTGACGCAGATGGTCAATATCAGTAATGGCTTTACCGCTGGTATTGTTCATCCCGATATAAAGCGTCATACCGGGCCTCCGGTTGTATCGCCGCCTTTCAGGACGCCAGTATGCTGATGCGCATCAACCACGATCCCGTTAGAACTCATCGCTCCGCCGCCCTGGGTAACGCCACCATTGATCACCACTTCACTGTTAATGCGCGTGCGGTCAGCCTCCAGTACAAACTCACTGGTTTTCATGGTGATGTTGTCAGCGGCCTCAATGACCATTGATTTGATGCCCCTGACATGCCAGCGTCCGGTGGCGGGTTCGTATTCAAACCAGCCACCGTCAGGATGTTCTGTCACGCAGGCGTCCGCCGACGTCGACGGTGGCGCGAACTGATTCGAATAGATGGCGGGTAACGCAAAGGCGGTTTCCAGATTGCCGCCCAGACTCAGCAGCACCACCTGCTCACCTTCCGATGGTCGCCACCATGTGCGGGCATTCCCGGCACGCAGCGTCAGCCAGCTGATCCAGTTAGTTTCAAGCTCGCCCGTTTTCACCCGGCAAAGCCAGTTTTCCCGGTCCACTTCGGTGACTACACCTGTGCGGATCAGGTTGGTGATAAGGCGCATGATTTCGGTTAATTGTGCGTTCATAGGGAAAGGTTGCCATCAGGGGAAGAAAGGCGGCAGTGCCGCAACTTGTATCAGTGCTGGTACAAAAATCACCCCGCCAACCATTGCAGAATCATGTCGCGGGTCATTGCCTCAACATCATCATTTACGCCCAGAAGGCGACGCTCTGCGTAACGGACCTCCGGTCCTTTGCGGCTGACGCGATCACGCAGGCCATAATGGTGAACGCGGGCAATGCGCTGCACCTTACCTTCAAACTGCACGCTGGCAGAATCCTCGCTGGCGGCGGTTTTCAGGTATTTTGTGGTGCGAAGTTTTGTAAACATCTGCCGTTTGATACGGCCTTTTTTACTGCGTGCTGTTACTCGCCTCGGTTCATAGCTGCTGCCATCAGGATTGAGTTGCATCCTGATGTTCTGCTGCTGTGTCCGGCGCAGTTCCTGCGCCAGCTGGCGCATCATGCGGCTTCTTGCGGCTGGTTCCAGATTCGCCAGCAAAGCACTCAGCCAATCGTCCACCTTCTGCAGTTCAGCCACGTTTCACCGTCCACATTTCTTCAGGTTCATCGGGTTCCGCTACCGCTTCAACACTCGACACACTGCCGTCAGTGCTGACCAGCACACGCTCCGTCAGTTGCAGGTTAAGGCTGATATCACAGACATCGTTGCGCAAAATATCCACCTCAAAGGTGAATAGTTTTTCCCGTAACGCCGGGTTATTGATGGCATCGGGCTGGTTATCACGCAGCCACAGCAAAACCGGGGCCATCAGCAGATTCTGGTCGCCGCTGAAATCCTCAATCACCACGTTGAGGGTATAACGGTACTCCCATGACATGGAGCTGGCCCCCGTGGCAACCAGCGAACCGTTATCCACAAACAGATGCAGTTTGTCCGGGTTATTGCGGACATAAGGCACTGCTTTATTGAGGGCGTGGCGCAGGGACTGTGGTTTGTTCACTGTTTCGCTCCTGACACGCAATAATCATGTCCACTTTGTCTGCACAGACCGCCCAGGCGGCCTCCGTTTCATCCAGCAATGCGTTCAGATCACCGTTAGTGCGCGGCGCTGCCTGCTCCAGCCGACACGGCGTCACTCGCGGACAACCACTGACGGTAAGCTGCACCTCCGGTGAGTGCCGGACGTTCCCGCAGCCGGATAATGTCAGCAGGCAAAGGAGTATCAGCCCAGCGGCGTAAATCCTCGTTCTCACGTTTCAGTTCCTCGATCCGGCGTTGTTGTTGTCTCAGCAGTGCGCTGGTCTGTTCTGCTTCGGCGTAGAGCCGCGCCTGCTCCCGATTGTTGGTTTCAGCCAGAATGGACAGACCGATCAGCTGGCTGTTTTTCTTCGTCAGTTCTTGCGCTTTACTTTTCAGCGCCGCGCGCTGCGTTTCGATGGTGTGGCTGGCGCTGTTAAGCCGCCACGACTGCCAGCCCAGCGTAACGAGTGCCAGCGCCCCCACTACTGCCAGCGCACGCGTCATAGTCCAGCTCCTTTAAGGCACCAGGCCATCTCCCGCGCACGGCGGTTATCCAGCCCCTGATTAAACACACCTTTTACATACACCCAGCGCGGCAACTGTCGGCACGCATCCGCCCAGCGCCGCTGATTGAGCAATTTCACCAGCGTGGAACTGCAGGCATTGCCCGTACCCACGTTGAAGGCAAACGACACCGCAGCGTCATACACCTTCTGCGGCGGCTGTTGCTTCACACACCTTTCCAGCGCCCGCTCCACACGCAGCACGTTGGAGATCAGCCCTTCTGCTGCCTGTCGCTCCGTAATGGTTTTGCCGGGAATGACGCCCGACGTATTACCAATGCCGTCGGTCCAGACACCCGCGCTGCACTGATACGGCTGCAGACGACAACCTTCGTAATCGGCAATCAGTTTCAGTCCCTCCACGGAGGTGTGAAGCTGCTGAAAACCCGGCAGCGTGGCAGCAATAGCCAGCACGGTCCCGACAAGGCAGCGTTTAACGATTGATGGATTCATAGTCCTCCCGCGAGATCTGCCCGTCGCGCAGAAGCTGGTAGGCTTTGTGTTTGTAGTACCAGTTGATAGCCAGCATCAGCACACCAATCATCAGGCCGCCCAGCGTTGAGGCATCTTTGATGGACAAATCGCCCAGCCAGGCCAGCACGACGGCGATGCAATACGTGATAAAGGCGCTGATTCGCTCAAGCGTCATAATTCAGTCCCATAGCTGGACGGTCTGCACGGTGGTGGTGGTCGGAATGTCCGGCAGCTCCACCTGCAGCCCGTGAGGTAAAAAGGGGCCGTATTCGGCAAGCCCCGGATTTGCCTTCAGTACCTGCTCCGTGACACCCTGCGTGCGCCCGTAATGACGCCAGCAAAGCGCGTCCACCGTGTCATACTGATGCGCACGCACTTTCATCAGATAAGCTCCACTGTGCAGTGCGGCGCGTCCTGCACCCGGCTGATGGCCCAGCGGGCGTCACGCCACAAATCACCGCTGGCTTCTGCCAGTTCTTCGCCTCGCTTCACACCGGATGCCGTGGCGTCATAGTCCTGGTATCGTTCGTTGAGCATGGCGCGTGCCCAGCAGTAAACCGCGTTGAAATAGTGCTGAATGCGCTCACTTTTGCCGTCCAGCTGCTCCGCCGGAACCTCTGCCAGCGAGGCATATCCCAGCATCTGCTGGCGTCTGCGAAACTCATACAACTCTGCGTTGACCTCCGAAATTGCCGACAGCGCAACCTGCTTTAAACGCGGCTGCGTCACCGTGCCGTCAGTGCGCATGACACTGCGAAACTCCGACAGGTCCACATCAGGCCAGAACGGCGTGTTTCTGATGATTTCCGCCTGTTCCGGTGCCTGTTCTGGCGCAACAAACTTCATGCTGCTTTCTCCTGAAATAGAGGGCGGTGGACGGGGTTTTGATGTGGCAGTGCCTTTCGCCACCCCGTGCCGCCCGTGCGCGGGGGCACGTTCTGTCAGCGGCTGTCATTGCGCAGTCTGCGCTCCAGCTGCTGTTTGTCTTTTTTCACGCCACAGCGGGGATCGAGCTGTAACGCATGGTTGAGATGATTAAGGGCGGAAGCCGGGTTGCTTTCACTCAGGACAGCGCCAATCGCTTTATGCAGACGCGCCCGTGACTGGTCCGGCATATCCAGACCGTCTGTCAGCTCCAGCGTCTGCAGCAACAGATCGGCATCAAAGCCGGTGGCGGCAAGCATTGCGCTCTGCGCCGCGTCTGCCATTTCCTCTGCCAGCACGGTCTGCACATTGCGATTACCCAGCGGCATCACCCAGCCATGACGCAGGGCATGACGCCCGATCTCCAGCGCCCCGGCATAATCTCCGGCATCAATGCGCCACAGCATCACGTACATCAGCACGTCATCCTGTTGAGCGCCTCCGGCAGTCAGGACACCCTCTGCCCAGGCGACGTATTTCGGCAGCAGCTCCACCTTGATTTCCGCTTTTTTGACCGTGGACTGAACGCCCTTGAGACGGCGGCGGTCTTCCGCCAGTTGCAGCAGCATCAGGTCATAGCCCGACGCGTGGCGAACACTGCCGCCCTCGCGGGCGGCCTGTTCAGCCTGAACGCGCAGGCGATGCTGCCGTGCGGGACTCAGGCTCATGGATTACGCTCCGGTTTCTGCTGCGGCGGCGCTGAAGTCGCCAATCTGGATGTTTTCCACCAGTGCGGCGCAGCGGTAGTCCTCAACCACATAGGCTTCGTTAACGGATTCAAAGTTTTCAATCCGGTCACGTTTCGGGTTGTCGATAACTGAACGGCGGCGAGTGTCTTCCTGCCAGTAGATGGACAGGTTATCCAGACGGGTGATCAGCAGCGCATTCGGCGGGAAGAACGGCGCACGCACGGCCTGCAGGCCACCCATGCGTTTCTGGCTGATGATCATATCTGCAGCCAGTTTTTCACTGTTCTCCTGCTCTTTGTTGACCAGCGGGAAATACTTGTCAGACAACAGTTCACGACCGCAAATCACCACCAGATCGTCATCGTCCTGGTAAACCACGTCGATAAGCTCATTAACGGCATCCATCACCACGGCGTCCAGGTTGGCATATTCGCCACCTTTACCGACTTTCACCGCGCCCGGTGTGGTTTCACCGCCCGTGGTGGTGCTGCCCATGACGTGATCCGGTGCATCCTCACGGATTTTCTGTAGCCAGCCTTTATTCACATCCTGCAGCAGCGGGTTTTCGCTGCGGTTGGAGGTTTTCGCACGCTTCACGCCGTTAAAGCCGATCATGATGCGGTCCAGTGCCTGACGTTTCACGATGGCGTCACGGATACGCACCTGGAAATCCTGAAACTTCGCCCACAGGTCCAGCTTCGCGTAGGTCAGCACCGTGTCAAAGTTGGTCTGCTCGCATTTATATTCCACATCGACCATCAGCGTCGGATCGACAGGCTCACGCTCTTTTGCGGTGGTATCAGTGGTTCCGGCAATGGTGCTGCCAACACCCAGCCCCAGCAACTGACCAGACTGCTCAGTCACTGGCGTGACGTTAATCAGCGTCAGGAATGCGGCGGATTGCTGGATCTGGTCTTCCAGCGTCTGCTGCACAGACGGCTCTACAGTAAACTTGCTGGACAGTTCTTCAACTGCCACACCGTTCAGACGCGCCAGCTGCTGCAGGTAAGCGTTAAAAGCAAAGCGGGTATTCTTCTTCATCAGGTTTTGTGCTCCATCAGCAATTGGTCAGAGTGTCAGCGGGGGCGTTACCGCCTGTTGCACGCTGGCGGTAGTCCTGGCGGCTGTCTTCATGGCTCAGCTTGTCCACCAGTTCGTTAAAGGCGGTCTGCTGTGCCTGCAGAACAGTCTCCAGCTCAGACAGGCGTTCTTCCTGCTCAGACAGGGATTTTTCGGTGCGCGCACTCAGGTTCTGCTGCTCAGTGGCAACCAGTTCCACGGCCTTATGCACATCAGAGAACCGGGCGTCATCGGACTGCTCTTTTTTGGTGAACAGCGCCGTGACGCGGGAAAACAGGGACGGTTTGTCATCCTGGATTTCTTCCAGTTCGATCACCGTTTCCTCTGCAGCAGTAAAAAGATTGGCGGGATTCTGCTTGCGGTTTGCCAGCGGGTTATGGGCTGCACTGGCGCTGAATGTCAGCATTTCCGTACCCAGACTGGCAGGGTCATCAGTGGCAGCCAGGCCGACCAGGTAGGCTTTGCCCGTATCAGCGAACTTCGGGCTGACTTCCATAGAGGTGAATAATTTCTGGCCTTTTTTCACCAGCTCCACCAGGGACTCCGTTGGCTCAACGTCGGCATACAGTGCCATCTTGCCCGCCAGCGGACCTTCCGTGATTTCTTCAGCAAACAGCGCCGTCACCTTGCCGTAGCGGTTAAAGGTGCTGTCCGGCAGATAAGACTTGATGTGCTCAAGGTTAATCAGCGCGGTATACACCGCCGGGTTGTAGCTGGCTGCCATCTGTTCCAGCCATTCACGCTGGATTTCGCGTCCGTCGGTGGTGGCACCTTCCACCCCGATGCGAAAACGCTTTGCTTTCACTGTCATGAGCCGTGCTCCGTTAGAAAAAACTTACTGGAGCCTTATGGTTGCGGTGATGGGGGCAGGGAAACAATGCGCGGTATTTGTACCGACAACCACACAAACCGCAGGCGGGGAAAGCCTTCATTCAAGGCTGTAGGTTTGTGCCATGAACACCACACTGACACCCGCAGATCTCGATCCCCGTCGGCAGGCCATGCTGCTGTACTTTCAGGGATACCGCGTAGCCCGCATTGCTGAAATGCTGGGCGAGAAAGTTGCAACCGTTCACAGCTGGAAAAAACGCGACAAGTGGGGTGACTATGGGCCGCTGGATCAGATGCAGCTCACCACCGCCGCACGCTACTGCCAGCTCATTATGAAGGAGCACAAAGAAGGGAAAGATTTCAAAGAGATTGACCTGCTGGCGCGCCAGTCGGAACGCCACGCGCGGATCGGCAAGTTTAACAATGGCGGCAACGAAGCCGACTTAAACCCTAACGTCGCCAACCGCAACAAAGGCCCGCGCCGTCAGCCGGAAAAGAATGTTTTCACCGATGAGCAGATTGAGAAGCTGGAAGAAATCTTCCATTCCTCCATGTTCAACTACCAGCGCCACTGGTGGGAAGCCGGAAAAACCAACCGCATCCGCAACCTGCTGAAGTCACGCCAGATCGGCGCGACCTTTTACTTTGCCCGTGAAGCCCTGATTGACGCTCTGCTTACCGGACGTAACCAGATTTTCCTTTCCGCCAGCAAGGCACAGGCCCACGTCTTTAAGCAGTACATCATCGACTTCGCCAAAGAAGTGGAAGTGGAGCTGAAAGGCGATCCGATGGTGCTTCCCAACGGGGCCACACTGTATTTCCTCGGCACCAATGCCCGCACGGCCCAGAGTTACCACGGCAACCTGTATCTGGATGAATATTTCTGGATACCGAAATTCCAGGAGCTGCGCAAAGTGGCTTCCGGTATGGCTATTCACAAAAAATGGCGACAAACCTATTTTTCCACGCCATCCAGCCTGACACACAGTGCTTATCCGTTCTGGTCCGGTGCGCTATTCAACCGTGGGCGCAATAAAGCCGACAAGGTGGACATCGACCTGTCCCACAGCAATCTGGCTCCAGGCCTGCTGTGTGCAGACGGGCAATACCGCCAGATAGTCACCGTGGAAGATGCGGTGCGCGGCGGCTGTAACCTGTTCGACCTTGACCAGTTGCGCATGGAATACAGCCCGGACGAATACCAGAACCTGCTGATGTGTGAATTCGTGGACGATCTCGCGTCCGTGTTCCCGCTCAGCGAGCTGCAGGCGTGCATGGTGGACAGCTGGGAAGTCTGGACCGACTTTCATGCACTGGCCCTGCGCCCGTTTGGCTGGCGCGAAGTGTGGATCGGTTATGACCCGGCAAAAGGTACGCAAAACGGCGACAGCGCCGGGTGCGTGGTGGTGGCACCGCCAGCCGTGCCGGGCGGTAAGTTCCGCATTCTTGAGCGTCACCAGTGGCGCGGGATGGACTTCCGCGCCCAGGCTGACGCCATCAAAAAACTGACCGAACAGTACAACGTGACATACATCGGCATCGACTCAACTGGCGTCGGCCACGGGGTTTACGAGAACGTGAAAGCGTTTTTTCCAGCCGTCCGGGAGTTTGTCTACAACCCCAACGTTAAAAACGCCCTGGTACTCAAGGCCTACGACATTATCAGCCACCGCCGTCTGGAGTTTGACGCCGGGCACACCGACATTGCGCAGTCATTCATGGCAATCCGTCGCGCCACCACCGCCAGCGGCAACCGCCCGACCTATGAAGCCAGCCGCAGCGAAGAAGCCAGCCACGCCGATCTGGCTTGGGCAACGATGCACGCATTGTTTAACGAACCGCTGCAGGGCGAATCCGCCAATACCAGCAATATTGTGGAGATTTTTTGATGGGAAAGAGTAAGAAGAACCGCGCTGCGTCACAGAACCAGACCCAGCATAAAAGCCAGACTTCAGCCGAAGCATTCAGCTTTGGCGATCCCATTCCTGTACTGGACCGCCGCGAACTGCTGGACTATGTGGAATGCGTACAGACAGATCGTTGGTATGAGCCGCCAGTGAGTTTCGACGGGCTGGCGCGCACCTTTCGCGCCGCCGTGCATCACAGCTCACCGATTGCAGTAAAGTGCAACATTCTGACCAGCACCTACATCCCTCACCCGCTGCTCAGCCAGCAGGCTTTTTCACGTTTTGTGCAGGACTATCTGGTATTTGGTAACGCCTACCTGGAGAAACGCACGAACCGCTTCGGTGAAGTTATCGCCCTTGAACCGGCCCTAGCAAAATACACCCGACGCGGGTTAGACCTGGATACCTACTGGTTTGTGCAATACGGCATGACCACGCAGCCGTATCAGTTCACGAAAGGCAGTATCTTTCATCTGATGGAACCGGACATCAACCAGGAGATCTACGGCCTGCCCGGTTATCTTTCTGCCATTCCATCCGCCCTGCTCAACGAGTCCGCCACGCTGTTCCGTCGAAAGTATTACATTAACGGCAGTCATGCTGGCTTCATCATGTACATGACCGATGCCGCGCAGAACCAGGAGGATGTGAACAACCTCCGCAACGCGATGAAAAGCGCCAAAGGTCCAGGCAATTTCCGCAACCTGTTTATGTACTCCCCCAATGGCAAAAAGGATGGTATTCAGATCATCCCACTGTCAGAGGTAGCGGCAAAAGATGAGTTTCTGAACATCAAAAACGTGAGCCGGGATGACATGATGGCTGCCCACCGCGTGCCGCCTCAGATGATGGGGATTATGCCTAGCAATGTTGGGGGGTTTGGTGATGTGGAAAAAGCAAGCAAAGTGTTTGTTAGAAATGAATTAATCCCATTGCAAAGAAGGATTCAAGAACTTAACGAATGGCTTAACATAGAAGTTATTATCTTTTCTCCATATAATTTATCCAATTGAATTTAATGGGTAGTAAAACTACCCACTAAATCAGAAAGTGACTCATATTAGATCTATAAATATCAGAATTTATCTTAATTTTGCTTATTGACTCAGATATTACATTCATCAGTGAATCATAGTCTTGACTAGTGCGCAAGGGATTAGCCAATTCATTATCAACAAGTTGTTGAGTTCCTTCGCAATTAAGTCCCAGTGGATTATCAGCCTTATGCGGTACAACAGCAAAAATAGGTCTTGCCGCTTTAATAGCAAAATCCGCCTGCGTCATTGTCCCACTATTTTTTGCTGCTTCGATTAGTATCGAAACTGCTGATAAACCTACCTGGATTCTGTTGCGTTGCACAAATGACTGCTTGAATGCAGGCCTCCCTACAGGATACTCAGAAATCCAAGCCCCACCGTTAGATAAAATTTCATTTGCTAATCTAGCATTTTGTTTAGGCTTAGCGCTCTCTAAACCATGAGCTAATACAGCAATTGTTTTAGCACCTGCCTTAAGAGCTGCCTTGTGTGCATTTGTATCAGTACCAATAGCTAGGCCGCTTACAATCACCACACCTCTTTCACAGATTTTCTTGGTAATTCTCTTCGTAATTTCTTCCCCTGCCATAGAAACTTCACGAGAACCAACAATTGCAACTCCTGGCATCTCACTAAGAATATTTACGTCCCCCTTCAAATATAACATTGCTGGGGGATTTGGCGTAATTGCTAAACAAATAGGGTATTTAGCATCTCCAAAAGGAATTGGAACAATCCCCAATGACAAATGCTTGCTCAAATAGTCTTCAGCATTATGCAATGACGCTATAGAAAAGGCGGATTTTAAAATCCCGGCTGAATTAACACACTCAACCAATTCATATTCATCGGAAATAATATGGAATGGAATATCGTTAAATAATTTAAGCAACCCTTGTTCTGATGCAAGTCTATCAACCTGTACCGATAGACCTAACAATATTTTGAATTGGGAAGGGTGCATTATTTCACTCCTCATAATTAGCTGTTTCTAGTAACGCCAGTGGCAATATTGTCTTTGCGCCTGCATATCTTAACAGATAATAGCACGCCGTCATACTCCCCCCAGTTGTAGTAACATCATCAATAAGGAGAATAACCTTATCAGCCACATTGGATGTAACTCCGATTGTTGACATATGATGTTCGACAGAACGATCTCCGCCCCCCTTATGAGCACTCACTACTGTTGTTTTTCTCTGTAATGATTGGTTATATACAGCATTAGGAAATTTTTTCGCAATATCTTGCGCTATTTTTATTAAAGCTTGAGATACTTTTCCCTCAGCATGAGAAGGAACAATTGTTATCTCAAAGGGCACGTCGGTAAAAGCAACCCTACCAATCACATAGCTTTGGAGGCTAGAAGTTAAAAGTTGGGTAAAAATATTAACAGCCTTTGCATACCCGGAATTTGAAGCGTCCTTCAAATCCATCATTGCCTTTGAAAGTCTATCCCCGGAACGAGGATTTCGCTCTCCTCGATATCGCCAAGGATGATATGTACCGCAAGAGTAAATTTTGATTGGCCCCATCATTTTTCTGCGCCTTAAGAGTAGATATATCCATATTAAATGGATACTTACATCATTTACAACCCAAAAAATGACACCAAGTTATCACTAATGACTTAGGTTCAAATGCCAAACTAACTCTCTGCGCGCGCTCGTATCCCCGCCACGCCTGCCCGCTTTATGTAGTGGTTTTCATGCAGGTGCATGATCTACGCAAAAGCCCGCCAGTTCTGGCGGGCTTTAGCAAAAACGATCCTCAAACGATCATGCAATCTCATGCAGCATAGACATGCACAGACGAGTAAAGCGAATCGGACTTTACGCAAGGTGAACTCCTCAGCGGGCATAATCAGTATGTCGGAAGATCTCTAAAAATGAATAATTCGGTTAACAGGTATGCTTACAAAAGCATATATTTGATTAAAAATCATGTAAGGGGGAGGATCTCAAACTGAATCGCCACGGGTTTTACAAATTTCGATAGTCTCTCTAACGTTTCGGCTGAGGTCAAAATGAAAAGCTTTTACGTATTAATTTTAATTCTGGTTGCAAGCTTTGTTAGCGTCCCAGTTCAGGCGGTAACAGCTAAAAACTATGAGAAAGGAACTAAAGCTCAACAGAAATCAATATCTTACCTTTCATGTGCATTCTATGGCAGTAGCACACAATTAGATCCTAGCTACACGGAGCAAGTACCTACAGCCGATATCAAGATATTACAGAAAGCAGCTTACCACGCTTACAACGATGCGCTCTCATACTTTGGTTATGAGGAACCAGATCACGAACAACGCATAATTGATTATGCTGAATTTGTGGCGTCGCAAGAAGCTGTGTTATGGGATAAACCGGGAATGAATGGAAAGCAGGTAACACTAATTGCTCGTTCTCTCTACAATGAGAGTAACTGTAACTTGTTACTGGACTCAATTAAGTAGGAAAAAGATGGTATTTTGCCCGTAGTTTCAACCTTAATCTCCGAACCTGTCGCAGAACGGGCGTTCACTCATCAAATAAACGCCACACCTAACGCCTCACTGTACTCGTTGTTCAACCTTGCTGACGCCAGAAGCAATTTCAGACGCCAGCAACGTTTCTTAATGCAGCCAGCTGTCGTCTTCCCACACCTTCTGCATAATTTTCATCACTTGTTTTCTTTCTTCGTCCAGTTGCAGTCCGGTCAGTTCCACACCGTTAGAGCTACCTTTACGGATACGGATTACCGTTTTGGGATACAGGGGGCGCAGATTGCGGTAAAGCTCGGATTCAAGGGCGTCCAGGGTAGACTGGCTAATCTTCTGCTCTTTATCGATCATTATTTCAATGCGCATAAAAGTCACCTCAGCTGATGACATCCATTGAGCGGTTGTATTCGTGGGTTCTGATTTTTGCCATGAGTTCATCAGTCAATTCAGAAACCCACTGCAGAGCCAGCCCCTTCTCTTCATCACTACACTCACTAGCCGCTACAAGCTTAAGAAAAAAATCAATGCGCTGGAGCTTCAAAGACTCCAAAAAATAGTCCTGCATCTTTCCTCCTATGACACCACACGCAACACTGTATGTATAACCACTGTTTATATTTACAGTATATAATAATCTTACTGATGTAAAACGTTTTTTTACGTTCATCAGCCTGATATGCCTGGTATTATTAAGAGCACGAATTGTTAACCCGCGTAATTAATACAGGTTCCGCCACTGATCATCTTCCTGCAAACGCTGGTTCCGATAGAAGATACGCAGGCCTGCTCCTGACGGAATACTGCCTCCGCGAAGGAGTAAATCGACCTCTTTCTCGCTGCCATCAAATCCTCTGGACTTCAGCTCATACACGAGCTGCAGTCGCTGATGGTCTGTAATTCGCTGTTTGTAGTCTTTACGCCGTTTCGGTTTCACCAGGCGTAACCTTGCTGCCAGTTCCCGGCGCTCTTTTTTGCTCATACTGTGCAGGTAATCGTGCAACTCCTTGTCATCCATGCGGGTAATGTCCGTCCTGGTATCCCCATCAGCTGATTTATCTTTCCCTTGTTGGTTCAAATTTTCAGCAAGGGGACAGTTATTGCCACGAGTCCAAGGGGCGCAAGCGCCCTGGTCGGCTGCCGCCTCCTGAACGTCAACGGCTTTACGAACCATTTTCCACTTCACTGCATGAGTGCAGATCTTGCCCTCTGCAATGGGTGACCAGATGCCATAAATACGAATACCGTGATCGCCATAGGCGGTCGGCTCTTCGTTGATTTCATAAGCGGTTCTGATGAGGTGATATTTACGGGGAACCAGTACGCCGCCCTGCTTCATGATGTAGGTGGCAAAGCAACCAGCATCAGCTGCAGCCAGAATGGCATCAAGGCGCGGGTTATCCAGTACCGGCGCACCTGCTTTTTTGTCACCCTGTTGCCTTGCCGCCTGACCAGCCAGCAATCGCAGTTCACGGTAAGCCTGACGCCCCGGAATGCCAAAGAAGCGGAATTGCTGAACACGATGCAGAGACGCCCAGGCATTAACGTATTCAGCGTTATTACGCAGAGATTTACCCGTTTCCTTGCTGATCTCGCCAGCCAGACCACGCCCGTCAATGTTCTTACTGATATATTTCGCGATGTAGCTTGTCGGCGTTCCTTTGCGCGGGTTAATCAACTCAGACTTAAAGCGCGGCCCAGTGTTATTGCCCAGCTCCTCGCGGTCTTCACGGATGGCAAACTTACGCAGTAATGCAGTGATGGCGCGGCGATCTTTTTTGCGCATAAAACACAACAGGTGCCAGTGAACTGTACCGTCATGATGCGGCTCAGCCACCCGCACGCCATACCAGCGCAATCCGGCTTTGTGCATCGCCTTACGAAATGCAGCAAACATGCCGACCAGATAGTCGCTGCTTTGTCTTACCGTCGAGTTTGTCCAGGTCGGGTTGGGTCTGCCGTTATTGAGCGTGGAATGGAAACGCGACGGACAGGTGATAGTGTAGAAAACGGCGCAGTCACCGCGCATTTCCGCGATAAGCTCCAGACCTTTAACACAGGCCATCATCTCATTGCGGCGATGCGCCGGGTTGCTGCTGCTGGCGTTTACCACATCTTCCATATCCAGCGTGTCGCCGTCTTCGTTCACCAGTTCATGAGAACGGAAAAACTCCAGCGACTTACGGCGCTGCTCACGTTTATGCATCACGGCTTCATAGCTGACATAGGGGGATGCTTTTTTGCTGACCAGGCAGACAGCACGCAACTGCTCTTCCCGCCATTCGCAACGCATCTTCCATAATTTCCGATACCACCAGTCGGCACACAACATACGCGCCAGCGAACCCGGAATGAGTTCATAGGGCACGGGTTTACGGCGGTTTCTTTTCCGACGGAGTTGCTCAAACGCAGGCGGAATAACATCCAGACGCAGGGTTTCCGCTGCCACCTTTTCCCATGTTTTGCGGATTTCTTCTGGCTTAACGTCATCGGTGGCATACAAATCACCACAAGCGGCATCAAGGCACATGCTCATATGCGCAGCGACAAGGGTGGACAGGCGCTTCACCTGATCCTGACTCATTTCAGGCAGGATAAGCAGGCCATCCAGCCCTTCATGGCTTGCCATAAAGCGAAAAGAAGTGGATAGCTGACAGTCGCGGACATGCTCCAGTCGTTCCAGACATGGCTTAATCGTCTCACGCAAATAGCGGGAATAAGCCTTTGGCCTGCCCAGGCTGCTGAAATATTCAATACGTTGCATCAGCGGCTTGCTGATATGGGAAGGCTGGGCGTTGACGTCAGCCAGAATGACCATGTCCGGATTAAAACGCTGCTGCTCATGCGCCAGCTTTGCCCGGCTAATGAGCTTATCCTGCTCCATTTCGCGCTGGACAGGATCACGGGATTCATTAAAGAAATAACGCTCCCAGACCTGATCACTCAGTGCCTCGCGGCGCAGTTGTTCCTGCTCGTTATCGGCAGCGTACAGAGTGATCAGGTTTGAAAGTGCAGAAACCGGCGCAACTTCCGCCGGGTCCAGATAAGGGTTAATGGCCTTTTTTGGGCTGTTCCATGAGAATGCTGCGGCGACCTCGTTAAAGCCGCTGCAGTTGTTCATATCAGCATGGCTCATGCACGCACTCCGTACACGGCGGAACAATCCACGCCACGCGAAGGATCAAATCCTATCCAGCAGCGCGGCCCGGCAACAGCAATGATTTCTGTTGCAGATTTACTCTCACCAGCTGCCACGCCGATGCTGCGTTTTGCCTTGATGTAGTGGTGAGTAAAATTGCGATACAGCGAACGGATCAGGGATGTGTCACTGTTAGAAATAATGACCGGATATCCTTCTGATGACCGATGTTCAAGAACGGATGCCAGGTGATACTGGTCATCTTCAGTGAAACCATCAGTGTGATAGCCGGAAAACGTACCGTCATAAGGCGGATCGCAATACACCACATCCCCCGCGTGCAACATCGCCAGCGTTTCATCGAAGCTGGCGCAGATAAACGTTGCCCGCTGGGCTTTTACTGCAAATGCACGAATTTCTTTTTCAGGAAAATACGGATTTTTATAATTACCGTAGGGAATGTTGAAATGCCCGCTCTTGTTATAGCGACATAAACCACGGTAACCGTGACGATTGAGATACAGGAAATATATCGCTTTCATGAAATCAGTAATTTCAGTTGAGTAATTAAACTCCTGCCTTATGTTGTAATAATCCATCTCCCTGTTTGCGTTCTCAAATAAAACTCTGGCGCGAGATATAAACGATTCACAATCAGCGGCAACCTTTTTATAGAGGTTGATTAAATCAGGATTAATATCCGCAACCAGATAGCTGGGATAATCCGTCTCCATCATCACAGCACAGGAACCCGCGAAAGGTTCAACCAGTCGCGGGCCAGCAGGAAGATGTTTTTTCAGTTCGGACATTATGGCAGTTTTATTTCCCGCCCATTTCAGGATGGTGCTCATACAGCACCTCCGTTGTAATGTTTGCCTTTCAGCTCTGCGATTTCCTGACAGGTAATGCAAAGCTGCACACCCGGAATGGCACGGCGGCGTGCTGGCGGAATTGGCGCTTCACCCTCAATGCAAAGCACGCGGGACACGCCCGGCGTTTTGGCACGGGCAGCACGGATATGGCGTTGGCGTTCTTCTTCAACGCGCTGCTGTACGAGATCCATTGCATCAGCCATTAGTGGATCTCCTGCGCTTCGTTCTGGATTGCTTCAGCAGTCACACGAAGCAGTTCTGCCGCTTCCACGTGGTTTAGCTGGCGGGATGAGATATGAAACGCCAGGCTATCAAGGCGAGCTGCCATTGCTTCAGCCCTTGCCCGGCGTTCTTCCAGACGAGCCTCTGTCAGTAAAATATTAAGCCCTGCGTCAGCCGGTCCGGTTTTGGTCGAGAGGGTTTCAATATTACGCATAATCAATTCTCCTGAATTTAGATAAAGGGATGCCCGGCGGGTTTACGCCATTAATTTCATTAGTTGGTTAATTCGGCATGGTTAGCCGTCTGGGAAATAAGCTCACCACTGCACGAAAATGATTCATTGCTTTAATCAACTCCCGCTTTTCGTCAGTGGTCAGCTCATTAATGCTGATGCTATGACGTTCAGCTGGAATTTTTGCCATAAAGAATATGGCAGCCAGTGCCCGTTTATTTTGTTCGCTATTAATATCGCGTGGATCACGCATATCTTTAATAAACCGTTCAAGCTCTGACTCAATATTCAGACCAAAAACTTTCGCCCTTAACTCCGCAATGTGATTAAGTCCATTCAGGCGTTCACCGGGGCCTAATGGAACAGTCGCCGCAGCGCCATTAATTGCCATAATTCATATTCCCAAAACGCAACTATCGCTCTTTGTTCTTACGGTAACGCTCAAGAGGAGATATATTTTTTCGTATCATCTCTTTAACCTGCTCTCCCCGTAAAAACGTCCCATCCTTTAGCGTGAAAAAGTAACTGCCATCGCCCGACAACGACGGATAACAACAGAGCAAATCATCTTCAGATACTGAATAACTCTCCCCTCTGTAACGAAACTGATAAACCACTTCACTTTCCGCTGCATACATTTTGACTTTCTCCGTTTCCCCGTGGTCAATTCAGACAGCAATTCATCTTGTGAACGGCACGGATGCCAGCGTTTACCATCCTCACCCATGATCCAGCCGTGACCGTAGTGCATTGCCGGGCTTTGTTTTACCAGCAGCGATGCAAATGATGGTTCTTTCGTCAGCATAAGCACCTCACAGCAAACCGAATGAAGCACCGAGGCCAGTCACGGTATCAACTGCACTCGCCATCGCAGGATTAGCCTGTAAACGGGCCTGCAATGAAACAGCAGCCAGCGCCATCAGTCGTGTTACAGAGTTAATGCTGCTGATAGCATCACGACGACCTGCACTGGTTTTTACATCGCCAGATACCGCACCTGCAGCAACACGCCCGATCTCTGCGGTTGCACTCATGACGTAATGTGGCAGTTTCTCTTTTGCCACCTCATTAATCGGTACACATGGCAGACAATGAATCTGTGCCAGAAAACCATCTATCAGCGTTGAGTCTTCTGTCAGATCGGTAAGCAGCCAGATTTCTGGCGCATTGAGCTGATGCGGTTGATCTGGGTTGAGTTTGTTTCGCAGTGTCTGAACATTCATTCCTGCACGTTCTGCCAGCTTCGCCATATTGTGACGTAGTGCAAAAGCTCTACAGGCTTCATCAAAATACGGATGTTTGGAAATCTTGTAATCAAACATGCTGCCCCCTTAGAAAGTTCCCATAATTGAACTTACTTACCAACAATGACGCGGAAGTTGGAATGTCCGAGGGATTCACGGACCTGATCAGTTTTGTACATCAGATAACGCAGACTTACGCGGCCTTTGTTTTTTTCTTTCTTGACCATGTACTTAGCAAGTTGACCATGGTGAATTTTTTGGTAAACAGAGCCGCGGGAAATGCCCTCCCACTCTGCGAACTCAGCAGGTGTTGCCATCTCTTTTGGTACACGAATTGAAATATCAGTACTCATAGTGCAGTATCTCTTACTTTGTGTGCGTGTTAGTTCGTTTTAGCCCGTCTCTTAAACTCTCACATCAAGAGACAAGAAAACATTACGATCTTGATTCAAGATTGTCAAATGGAGATTACCAATGTTAAACATCAGAATGGGTTCCGATACGGGAGGTAAAGCAGCTATTGAGAGGCTGCTTGCGGCTTATGGATTCACAACTAAGCAGGCATTAAGTGAGCACCTGAATGTCTCAAAAAGCACTATGGCAAACAGAGTGTTACGTGACAGCTTTCCTGCTGACTGGATAATTCAGTGCGCACTAGAAACCGGTGTTTCGTTGCTTTGGTTAGCTACAGGACAGGGAAGCATGAAAGCAGGATCTGAGACTGAAAAAAGATCTCACAATGAGAACAAACAAGCAATTAAACCGTTATCTAAACTCATAACTCCATCTATTCCTAAAGGAACCTTGGAGAATGGACAACTCAGTATTGATGAAGAGATTTTCCTAGACCACAGCATATTACCTGCAAATTATGAAGAATCGATGTTCTTAGAAACCCCTACTGATTGTTATCTCATCGATAAATCAGTTAAACAAGTCAGCAATGGATTCTGGCTTATCAATATTGATGGAATGATTATTATTGCAAAAATTATGCGGATTCCCGGCAATAAGATTGTAGTAAATCAAGATGAAGCGTCTTTCGAGTGCTCTGCTGATGATGTGGAAGTTATTGGGCGTGCAGTCAAAGTAATAAAGAGTATCTAAACATGACTGTCAGAAAACAGCCAAACGGCAAATGGTTGTGTGAGTGCTATCCCAATGGACGCAATGGCAAGCGCGTGCGTAAGCAATTTGCTACGAAAGGAGAAGCCATTGCTTTTGAAAGCTTCACAATGGAAGAAGTGAATAAAAAACCGTGGCTAGGTGAAAAGGATGATCGGCGACGCCTATCAGAATTAATTGAGCTTTGGTATTCCCTGTATGGCCAGACACTCGCAGACCCCAAGCGCCTCATGGCGAAACTTAGAATTATCTGTAATGGTCTAGGCGACCCCATCGCCTCAGAACTGACAGCCGGTGACTTTACAAAATACCGCGAAGCACGGTTAAAAGGCGACGTTCGTAACGAAGACGGCACACTAATGTCGCCAGTAAAACCACGCACGGTGAATCTTGAGCAACGTAACCTATCATCGGTTTTCGGCACATTGAAAAAACTAGGCCACTGGTCAGCACCAAATCCTCTCGCCGGGCTGCCAACATTTAAAATCGCTGAGGGGGAACTGGCGTTCCTGACCTCGGAAGAAATTAAACGTCTGCTAGATGCCTGCGCTGATTCTCAAAACCCCAGTCTGCTTTTGATTGCAAAAATATGCCTGGCCACCGGCGCACGCTGGAGTGAAGCCGAAAACCTGCAGGGCCATCAGTTATCTAAATACCGCATCACTTATACCAAGACGAAGGGCAAGAAAAACCGCACCGTGCCGATATCTCAAGATCTGTATGACGAACTCCCCAAGAACAGAGGGAAGCTATTCACCCCGTGCAGAAAAGCCTTTGAACGGGCAGTAAAGCGAGCTGGCATCGAGCTGCCAGAGGGCCAATGCACTCACGTGCTACGTCATACATTCGCCAGTCATTTTATGATGAATGGCGGAAACATACTGGTCCTACGCGATATTCTGGGCCATGCCGATATAAAAATGACGATGATTTACGCCCACTTTTCGCCGGATCATCTTGAAGATGCAGTTACTAAAAACCCTTTATGCAACTTAAGATAGAGTAACTTATGAAAATAAACTCAAATTATTTACAAATATAATATTCAGCAGGTTATCCATTCTTATTTAACTCTTCAGACTGAGATTAGATTTTATTTATAGAATAAGATAATTTCATATCACAAAAAACCTGTAAGCCCTCATCTTTGTTGTATAAAAACATAAAAGACGCCATATTCAAAAAAGTCGAAAAGCATTGCAATGCAACATTAAAAATAAGCCAATAAAAACCAGTCATTAGAAAATGAAAAAAAACAAAAACATTT